AAAAAAAAGAGAACGAAGACCCTTCCCCCCGTGAATATGCATTAATCGCGGAACTACGATGCCCGTGAATATGCATTAATCGCGAAACGACGAAGACAGCGGACGAACGCGAGAGCAGATGCCAAACCCACGTGGCCCAGGCCCAGCACTCCCCCACCCTATCCGGGCTCCAGCGGCGGCTTTCGACTTCCGGCTTTCGACTTCCAGCTCCGGCAAAGGCAAGAATCGTGCCAGCGATCGGCACGGCGTTTGCAAAGGCAAGAATCGTGCCAAAGGGCCAAGGACGGGGGTTGGCACGGCGTTTGCAAAGGCAAGAATCGTGCCAGCGATCGGCACGGCGTTTGCAAAGGCAAGAATCGTGCCAAGTGCGAAGGCAAGAATCGTGCCAAGTGCTCTGGGGCGCAGTGCCTCTCCGAAGCCACGGAAGGTACTTTCCGTGGCTTTAAGGCGTCCGGGGCTACACATGTGCCAGGGCATGCGTCCGGGGCCAAGGGAGAAAGGTGCCCCGAAGGACGGGCCTCTCGACGAGAGTGACCACTAACCTGGCACGGCTCTTGCCAGAAGGTCTGAGGACGTAAATAATAGGCAAGAGCCGTGCCAACCCCATATCGAGACCCGTATTGGAAGGTGACGATACGGACCCATATCACCAGTTCGAAGTAAATAATAGGCAAGAGCCGTGCCAGTGGACAGATGCGATGTCGAAGTAACTCTCCCATATTGGCACATCCCGAAGGACGGGCCTCTCGACGAGAGTGACCGCTCACTTCGCTTCGGGACATATCGATGTCGAAGTATATCCCCCATGTCGTCGTAAACCGATACATTCCATACTCGATATCCCGTATAGTCCATGATTGGCATCCCGTATCGACCATCATTCTGGCGAACCGATATGGGGGCGTGAAATAGGCAAGAGCCGTGCCAGGGGGTGCCGCGCCACCAGGTGCCCCGAAGGACGGGCCTCTCGACGAGAGTGACCACTAACCTCGGAAGAGATGATGGCCAGTATCGGCGGTCCGACAGACAGACTGGACTCCCCCCCCTCTAAATATATATCTCGTTCCAGAATGGGGAGAACGAGGGAAGATGTACTCTGGGGGTCTAGTACTCTCTTCCCTCGTCTCCCCCGGACCGATCGAGCGGCGCCCCCTGGCGATGTCCGATGTCGCCCCACAGGGGCCGTCCTTCGGGGGTGCCGCTTGTGCCGATGCCGGATGCTACCCATCCCTGATGTCCCCTGTCGCTGGGTACTCTCTCCCATCGTCCGGCGGGTCGAGATATCCCTATCGCGATGGGGGCCTTCGGCGGGCGTCTGCGAGTGGAGAGAGTGCTCTGTCATCGGACATCGCCCGCTCTAGATGATGGGGTGTCGAGAACGGATTCTATGACGACGGCATGCGGCGACATGTCGTGTAATGGGGGGTATTGACAGCGCTGTTGGGATGTGGTCTAATATGGGTGTGGTGGGGGGCAACGGCATCTGGAGATATTCTTCAAACCGAAATCCCATCACAAATGGAGATCGAGATGAAAAAGACAATCAGCAAGACAATCAGCAAGACAGCCAGCAAGACAGCCAGCAATGAAATTACTGTCGGCCAGTCCGTTACTGTTAACAACATGAAAACGGGAAATGTTCCTGTGGCCGGTGTCGTGGAAACGATATCGAAAGGCTGGTTTTTAGTCCGGTGCCCCGATATTGATGGCATCGTGTCTGCCCGGCGAGCCAGCATTTCGCCTCTTCCGGCGACATCGGGCAGATCATGGGCGGACCTGTCGCCGATACCCGGGACAGCACCTTCCCGGGCTTCCCGGCCCCTTGAGGATGAGGACGAAGGTGAGGATGAGGATGAGGGTGAGGATGAGGACGAAGAAGCGGTGCAGAGTATTTCTTCGCGCATGGCTGAAGCTCTGCGGAATGCGCGTGTCCGGTACGCTAAGACGAAACGCCCCGGCGGTGCTGCTAGTGCTGACTGTGCTGATGTGATCGCTAAAGCGCTTCGTGATCTGGAACCGATGGAAGTGGCGTCACTGGCCGATAAAGTACTCGCGACACCTGACGGCTTCCACGCTGCTAAGTACGCAACGCTGAATAAGGGGCAAGTACGCATGAACAGCGGAAACAGAGTCCGTGCAGCTTATAAAAACGCCTTGGAAGACGGCAACAGCGACGAGGTTTCAAGGATTCTTGTCCTGCTAGGCATTGAGTCGGAACACGACGAAGAGCAGGAAGACGAAGAGGGCGACGAGTAAAACGCCCGGATCGACAGCCAAAGCCGCGTGACAGGCGGTTTTCCCGGGCGATCCGGCCCGGCAACGAGTGAAAGGAAACCATCATGGAAACAATCGTACTGAGAACAAAGATTGCGCGAACCATCCGCCAGTTGCGCCAAGGCTTCCTGACAGAGAGCGAGGCATACCGCGCCATCTGCAACGCCTATTTGGAGAGATCATGAAACAAAAATCAACCTGCCATTACTGCGGCAAACTTATAGAAGGCGGAACGGTGCACACAGTGCCGACAAACATACAAATTTTGCTTGGCACTGATTCCGTTAAAGCATGGCACCCGGCCTGCTATCGGAAAGCCGAAGCCGAAGCCGAAGTCGAAGCCGAAGCTAAATTAAGGGGCCTGTAAAATGAATGCGCACATTAAAGACTGGCTAGTCGCTACCTTCGTGTTTGGCACTGCCCTTGGCGTGCTTGTAGGATACGCTGTTAAATCGTTTTTTGGATAGGAGAAAACATAATGATTCGCTTACACTTTGACGTTACGACCGGCATGTGGCTTGTTCAGATGCTAAAGCTTGGCATGTTCTGGATGACAGTGCAAAATCAAGCCTTCGACACCCACGACCAAGCCCATGCTTATGTTACAGCAAAAGGCCTGGACAAGGTTTATTTCCTTCAATCTCCGCCCCGTGACAGGGCGCAGGTCGATATTCTGTACGGCACAGGCGCACGCTAAAGGAGAATGACATGAAAGTACTATTGAACGCAAATAACGAGGTCGTCACAGCCGGAAGCAACGTGGACTTGATAACCGGGGGCAAAGGAAAGCTGTTGGAAGTGCAATATCCGTCTGAGCTGACGCCAAACGGGGTGTGCCATCTCCTGTCATTCTTTGCTGGCGACACGTCATATGTTAGTCCAGTTGTTTGTGGCCTTCGCTGGATGGACGTGGATAAATGGACCAGTACATTGCCGGAATCGGAAAGGGTAGGCAGGGCGCGCAATGCCATTGATCTTTTGGCAAAATTCCCATATAAGAAGTAAGACATCTTGACGACTCCTCGTGCCCGTGATATACTACGGGTGTGAGGTGCCCCGCGCCTTTTTTAGGAGACTGCTAGCAAATGAAATCGATAATGGAATCAATAATTTCCTCAGTGATTGCTGAGGCCAATTCGGGAGAAAAGGTCGAGCTAGACAAGCGCGACATTGACCTGCGGTATTTAGTTGAGAACAGGCTGAGGACCCTGATCGCTGAAATTAGTGTGGCAATTCCTGCCTGGGAGTCAATGAAAGAGCATTGCAGCTACGATGAGTATTTAGTGCTGCGGCGCGATGCTGGCACGCTCACCCCGCTGGATTTAACTAGACCTAAGTTAGCTCGTGACGATTTCTCGAGTGACACCGGGTACAACGCGCACATGGCCCGCATGTCCGCAAACATGGCGGAGCAGATAGCCTATGATGGGATGAAAATGTGTGCGGAATGTGGGAAGGAGAAGCACCCGTCTAAGTTTCGCAAAAACAAGGGGGCGGTCTGCACGGCCTGTAAATCCAGGAAGTATCGGGAGAAAAGGGAGACTGGCGATGAAGCATAAAATCACTGCGCTGCTGGCCGCCCCGGGCGACTTTACGTGGGAAGGAGACCAGTTATTTATATATGTCGACGAGGACGAAGTCGAAGAGGACAACGGCGATGACCTGTGGTCAGTGTTTATTGACAGCGACGCGATGGAGCATGTTCGCACGTCGATCCCGATGAATGGGTGCAAAAGTGTCGTCGCTGTGACAAAATCAGGACATCTAATAGTGAATGATGTCATAACGATGGCAGGCGGAAGCTGTCGCATGATAATGGGAGCGTTACAGCAGTAAACCCGGCTTGACACACCGGTCTGGGCGTGATATAATAAATTTTGGGGTGATGGCACCCTAAATTTTACAGGAGATTTAAAATGGAAGCAGTTGCAGAAGTTAAGAAAACCACGATCCGCCCGAACACTGCCGCAATGGTGAGGGGTGCTGGCGGAAGTTTTCACAAGGCCGACTTCATTGGCGAGACTCTCGCTGGCCTGACCGTCGAGCAAGTAATGACCATTGCCGACTCGCTGGGGATTGATACCGGCAAATATGGTCACCTGAACAAGGGCCAGCAACGCATGACCGTGGGCAACGCTTTGCGCAAGATCGCCAACAACGAAGTCGCAAAGGAATCCATCGAACTCGCTGCTGCAGGATTCAGAGAAGACAATGAATTGGCAGCTTCTGAACTAGCTGCTGCCAAGGCTGCTGCTAAGGCGGCCAAGGCCGCAGCAAAATCAACCGCTAAGGCGGATTAAAGTCCCCCGGCGCAGAGGGCCGCCGTAAAGCCCTCACCTTTTTCTTGGGGAAGAGAATGAACGTAACGCTTGAGGGAGGCCACATCGTCTTCCGGGTAAGTTATCACGAAAGTCAAAAAGCCAAGTCTGCGGGTGCCCGGTGGCATGCTGCAAGTAGGACTTGGCGCGCAAAGCCTAGCCGATTAACGGCAGCAGCGGTAGTGGCAAATTTCAAGGAGGGCGAATACTGCCCGACAATACGGGACATGGCCGGGTCATCCGTGAAGATACCGGAGATGCTGCACAGCCCGGACGCTTTAATAAAAGATCGAGTACTTAGGCCCAAACAACTATCTGCTGTAATGAAAGCGTGGCCGCACCCCGGATTCGCGTTATTTCACGTGATGGGGGCGGGCAAGACACTAAGCACGATAGCGCTAGCAAATCTGCGTCGATCACATGAGCTTATCGACCGCCTGTTGATAATCTGCCCCACGTCCATCAAGGGCGTGTGGAAGAAGGAGATAGGACTGTACAGCGCAATGCCGTACGATCTGCAGGTCCTGGAGGCGGGCGCTAAGCTCAAGCCGTACGAGGGCTACCCGGCTCTCGTCGTGGGGGTAGAGGCACTATCACAGGGGGGCGCGGCGGGCATCGCCGAGTCGTTCGTGGCCGGGGGCCGTACCATGGTCGTCGTGGATGAAAGCAGCACCATCAAGAATCACGACGCTGGCCGTACCGAGAAGTGCTGGGAAATAGGCCAGTTAGCAGCATTCAGGTTAATTCTTACTGGCACCAACGTGACGCAGGGGATTCAAGACCTGTTTGCACAAATGTATTTCGTCGACCCGGCCATTATAGGGGAACTGTCTTATTACAGCTTCCGCAATAAATATTGTATAATGGGCGGATTCGAACAGCGCAAGATCGTGGGGTATCGCGACATAGGGGTGTTGTTCGATAGGATTAGGCCATACTGCGACGTGGTGCGCAAAGGGGACATGAAACTGCCGCCAAAACAATATCAAATAAGGGAAGTAAAAGCGTCTCCCGCACAAATCAAAGCGTGCAAGGAACTGGCCCGCGACATGAAAACGCAGCTGGGCGATAAAATGGTAACAACACAAAACGCCCTAGAAGCCCTGCTGAGATTCCAGCAGATAGCGGGCGGGTTCGACCCGGACGGCGATCCCCTGCCATCTAACCCCAAACTAGCCGAGCTTCTGGCCATCCTGCGAGAGTTTGATGGCAAAGCTATAATCTGGGCCAGGTATCTGCCGGAAATAGCGGCCATCACTACGGCTTTAGATAAGGAGTGGCCGGGGGCATGCCTCAGCATGTGGGGGGCGACAGCTCCGGAAAGTAGGCAAATGATGGTCGACACATTTCAAAACGACCCGAAGGTACGATTTTTTGTCACAAATCAGGCCACTGGAGGTAAGGGTCTGACGCTAACCGCCGCTACTTTGTCTGTATATTATTCTAACACGTTTAGTCTGGAGGACAGGCTGCAGAGCGAAGACCGGAACCACCGAATCGGGCAGGAAAATGAGGTAACATATGTCGATTTGAAGTCTGACCTAAAGGTTGACACATTGGTGCTGAACGCTCTGCTGAACAAAAAGGAGGTTGCTGATTATGTTGGCGACAATTTGCGCATAGACGATCTGGCGTAACCCGACTGGACAGGGAGGCCCCCCTGTGGTATACTATGGGTGTGGGGATGGCCCCATACAAAGGAGATTCAAAATGGAATTGAATGACGTAATCACTAGCGCAAGGCGCATGCGGATTCTGCAGGAGCAGAAAGAGGTTATCGAGGAAACGCTCAAAGGAATTAACATAGAACTGGACAGCATCAGGTTGAAACAAATCCCGGAGGCGATGGCGGAGTTAGATTTGAGAACGCTGACCATTGACGGGATAGGGCGAGTACAGTTGACGCTGGACTGTTACGCCACAATGAAAGACAAACCGGGCGCATACGCTTGGTTGACAGAACATGGCTACGATGGGCTAGTACAGCCATACGTTCAGCCGTCGACCTTTAAGGCGGCCGTCAAGGACGCTCTAAAGAACGGGCAAACCTTCCCCGATGAACTCTTTTCCATAACGCCCTTTACACGGGCATCGATAGTGGGGAAATGAAATGAAACGTTGTGGCTGCTGCGGCGCCGTTAAGCCATTAAATGAGTTCCATGGCAGCAAGAATAAGCCCGGTGGCTTGGCCAATCGTTGCAAAGTGTGTCAGCAAAGAGTGCGCAGGGAATGGCACGCCAAGAACGCAGATAAAATATCAAAGATGGCCGCATCTTACTATCAAAAGAACGCAGATAAAATATCAAAGATGGCCGCATCTTACTATCAAAAGAACAAAAAGGCGATGGTTGTGAAATCGCGCATGAGAGATAAACGGCTTTTAAAAAGATCGTTACCGTCGGAACGGAAAGAAGTTGAAAAATTTTACCTTAATCGGCCCGAAGGTTATCACGTTGATCATGATATCCCTTTGGTCGGTAAAGTGAATGGAAGGCACGTGGTGTGTGGGCTACACGTGTTGGCCAATTTGCAGTACTTGCCCGCACATGAGAATGACTCGAAAGGGTCTAAATTTAACGAGCTTCAACTAACCTAAAGGAAAATATCATGGTTAAGCCAAAAGAGAGTACGGAAGTAGCGACATTGGTGGCGGGTGTATCGGAACAGGTTCCCGATTGGTTGCAGAAGGGCAACGCCGGTAGTGAGGAGGTCAGCAACAAGGACATGGTGTTGCCGCGAGTCGATGTATTGCAAGCGTTGTCCCCGCAGATCAAGAAGAATGACGCCGCATTTATTCCGGGTGCCGAGCAGGGCATCATCTTTAACACCGTGACTGGCGAGTTATACGGATCATCCGTGACGTTTGTCCCGGTAATGTTCCGCAAGGAATGGACGCTGTGGAAGCTGCGCAAGGCCGGTGGCGGATTCGTCGGGGCGTTTAAGACCGAGGCAGAAGCCCAGCTGGTGTTGGCCCAGCAGACCGGCCCCCACGATTATGAGGCGGTGGAGTCTCACCAGCATTTCGTGATGATTCTTGGTCCTAGGGGTCCGGAGGAAGCGGTATTCTCTATGACCAAATCCAAGCTCAAGGTAAGTCGCGCCCTGAACACTCTTGTCCAGATTGCCGGGGTGGATCGTTTCGCTAAGGCTTACCGCCTGGACGCTGTCGAAACAAGCAGCGATAAGGGGGAGTTCTGGTCGTTCAAGGCCCATGCTGTCGGATTCGTCAGTAAGGAGCTGTACGAGCGCGGCAGAGCGCTGTATGAAATGATCAAGGCCGGTGCGGCTGACGTTGACCGCACTGAACCTGACGTCGCCGCCCCCGCCCCGGAGCTTTAATCATGGCCGGATTCGACAACACTAATCGCGGCGTAATGTTCAAATCCGAGAAGAAAAAGGATACGGACAGCGACTATGGCGGAACCCTGAACGTCGATGGGGTTGAGTATTTTTTGAACGGGTGGATTAAGGTGGCGGGGCCGAATGCTAGAAACCCCGGCAGCAAGTTCCTGTCCGTCAGCATCAGCAAAAAGTCCAAACAGCCAGAAGCCAGAAGCGCACCGTCCCCCGGTCTTGATTTCGGGGATGACGACATACCTTTCTGATCGGAAGTATAATTAGCAGTGCCGGGGGGAGGGAGACCTTTCCCCGGATTCTATTGGGGAATAGAATGTTCCAACTTAGCAAGTATCCAGTAATAGCTATCGACACGGAAACCACCGGTCTCAGCTGGCCGACTGACAGGGCATTCGGATTTTCATTGGCTGCCCCCGATGGCACCTCATGTTACCATGACGTGAGACATGAGCCGGGGCGGGCCGGAGATTTAAACTTCGAGATGTCATCTTACGCAGGTAGGATTGTGTTTCACAACGCCAGTTTTGATATCAAAATGCTCGATTCTATCGGGGTGTACGTGCCGCTTCATCTGGCCGATGATACGGTGATACGGGCATGCCTCCTGAATGAGCATGAGCAAAGCTTTAGCCTAGACTACCTGTGCGAGAAGTACCTCGGGGAGGGCAAGGAGGATATTTACCCGGCCCTGGCCAAGTTGTTTGGGGGCAGGGCCACTAGAGGCGTTCAGATGAAGAACCTGCACCGGGCACCGCCAGAGGTCGTGGCCCCGTACGCCATGAAGGACGCGGCCCTGACTTTGGCCCTGTGGCAATGGCAGGAAGCCGAGATAGAGAAGCAGGGGGTCCAGAGCATAATGGATTTTGAGCGCCAAGTGATGGTGCCCCTGATCAAAGCAGAAATGAGGGGCATCCGAGTCGACACAAAGTTGGCGGAGAAGGCCATGGCCAAACTGACATTAGAGATCGACGAGCGCCAGAGGGAACTGGACAAGCTGGTGAACAGGGAGCTGAACGTGAACAGCCCCAAGCAGGTAAAAGAGGTATTCAGCCCCAAGAAGGATGAATACGGAGATTGGAAGACTGACAGTGGCTTCTTGCTGGAAAGCACGGAAACTGGTAACCCGTCTGTGGATGCCGAAGCCCTGCGCAGTATGGAAGGCGACAGACGGGCCGAGCTAATCCTCGATGTCAGATCAACGATCAAGACGAGGGACACATTTCTGGCGGGCCACGTATTGGGCCACGCGGTGGATGGCCGGGTGTACCCGTCAATAAACCAGAACAAGGGCGAGGATTCGGGCACCGGAACCGGGCGGCTGTCTTACACCGGGCCAGCGATGCAGCAGATACCAAGTCGCAATAAGAAGGTGGCGGCGATTGTGAAGCCAGTATTCCTGCCGGACGAAGGCCGCCAGTGGATGTCGCTGGACATGAACAGTTTCGAGGTTAGGGTGTTTGCCCATCTGATCAACAACGAGCGGATCAATGCGGCCTACGCCAAAAACGAACTGTCTGATTTTCATCAGATGGTGGCGGATTTGACAGGTCTTGTGAGAAATGCCACGTACTCGGGCCAACCCAACGCAAAACAGCTGAATCTCAGTTTGCTGTTCAATTCCGGAAACGGAGCGATCGCCGACAAGATGGGCATGCCGTGGGAGTGGAATTCGTTCTCTAAAGAGGGCAAGGTGTTCAGGTACAAGAAGGCTGGTCCAGAGGCCGAGGCCGTGATCGCAGAGTACCATATGAAGATACCGGGCGTAAAGGATTTGGCAGAGAGAGCAAAGAGAGCAGCAGAGGCACACGGGTACGTGCAAACCAAGCACGGAAGACGGTTAAGGTTTCCCAGGAAGTTCAAGACATATAAGGCTAGCGGGCTGGCAATCCAGGCCACAGCTGCTGACCTGAACAAAGAGATGTGGTTACTGTGTGACCGGATGTCGAGTGAGTATGGGGGACACTTGATAATGAACGTACATGATAGTTACGAGTTGGACGTGCGGATTGGGGCCGACTCGGAAGCAATACGAAACATGCTGCAGGGGGAGATCAGGAAAGTAGCGCCGTGGTTTAGAATACCATTGGTGGTGGATCTCAACGGAATAGGGGCCAATTATTGGGACGCACAGCAATGACATCAGCACTGAATTTGGAAGAGATACTGAAGATAGGTGACGCTAGTTTCGAGGACGCCGTGCATTTGGCGGCAATATGTTATGTGAGGTGCGGCATACCAGTATTGCCGCTGGAGCCAAACAGCAAGAAGTTGCCCGCCGGGGGCGGCATAAACTACCTGTCGGCCACTACCAAGGAAAGTACCGTCGACAAGTGGTTCGCTGAGGGTGGCAAGTACCGGGGATTCAACTTGGGGTTGGGGTGCGGTACGGGGGGCGGGATTATGGCGCTCGACGTGGATGCCAAGACCACCGGGGGAACGACAGGGCTGAAAGAATTTGCCAAGATCATTGAAAAGGAGGGGCCGTTGCCGCCTGGCCCTCGCCAGAAGACCCCGAGTGGAGGATTCCATTACTTATATAAGTGGCAGGACAACGCCGTATCCAGCAGCAGCAAGGTGGCGTCGGGGATAGATACTCGTGGCGGAACGTCCGACAGATGCACTGGCCACATAGTGGCTTTTCCGTCTGTGATCAACGGGAAAAGGTACGAGTGGGAAGAGGGCGGAGACATTCCAGAGATGCCGGAGTGGCTGTCTGTGTCGTTGGGGCAGCCATGGCGGGAAAAGCCAAAAGAGGAAGTTCAGAAACAAGAAGTCCCGGTACATCAGATCAACCGAATGCTGACTGTCATTGATCCGGACTCTTTGTCGTATGAGGATTGGGTAAAGATAGGCATGTCTTTAAAATCGACCTGCAGCGATGATGGGCTAGAGCTGTGGGATGAATGGAGTCGGCACGGATCGAGGCGAAAGAACAACGAGTGTTCCTCTAGATGGAAAACGTTCAAGGACGATGGCCCGGTTGGATTTGGCACATTACTATTCATGGCCAAGGAAGCGGGGTGGAGACCCCTACCGGGTGACGTGTCCAGCAATAGGACGGACGCCGAAGTAGAAGAACGCATCCTTGAAATGAACAAAAGGTATGCGATCGTCCGGATGGGCAAGAACTTGTTAATAGCCACGTTCAATAATAATTCCAGTGGGGAGTCAGTAGGATTTCTGAGCGTGCAGTCTTTCATGCTTATGTCGGCCCCGGAGAAAATACAACTGCCATCTAGGTCCGGGTTTTCAGAGAAGTCGATGGCCGACCTGTGGCTGGCAAGTCATCTCAGGCGGGCCTACTACGATGTGGGGATTTACCCCAACGGCGACGAGCCGTCTGGAACGTTAAACATGTGGAACGGATACGCCACGGAGCCGAACCCCAATGCGTCCTGCGCCCTGTACATGTCGCACATGGAAAAAATAGTGTGTAACGGGAACAAGGTGATATTTGAGTGGCTGCTGGACTGGATGGCCGACTGTGTGCAGGACGCCAGAGTAGTAAAGGGATCGTGCGTAGTACTGCGAGGCATCGAAGGGTGCGGCAAGGGTGCGTGGGCAGACCAATTTGGGCAGTTGTTTGGTAAGCATTACACTCACTTGATTGATGCCGAAAGGCTGACAACCAAGTTTAATAGCTTAACGTCCGATAGCGTGGTGGTGTTTGCCGACGAGGTGCTGTGGCCGGGGGATAGAAAAGCGGCCAACATCTTGAAGGGGATGATCTCGGAGCGCAAGGTGACCAGAGAGGCCAAAGGGGTCGATAGCATTGAGGTTGACAATTTGAATCACGTGATCATTGCGTCCAACGAGGATTGGATTATTCCGGCAGGGCCGCAGTCCAGACGGTGGCTGGTGCTGAACGTAGCCCCTGATGTTGCCAACAACAAGCCGTATTTTAGCGCCCTATTCAAGGAAATGGAAAAGGACGGGGGGCAGGGGGCGCTGCTGCACCTCCTGCGTACTCGCAAAATAACCAGCAACCTGCGGCTAGCACCTCATACGGCAGGGCTTACAGAACAGCGGAGAATGTCACATAGGCACGACAGCCTGCTGCACTTCCTAACAGAGGGGGTGATGCGCGGCGGGTTCCAATCTGTGGACTCGTCCGCTTCCGTGGGAGATGAAAGCTCGTGGCCCAAGTCACTGTTCAAGTACGAGTTCTTCACGGAATACAGGGAATGGTGCAAGGAAACCAGGATAGCTACGTTCGACACGCTGTCGATGGTGCTGTTCATTGAGAAATTGGCCCAGTACGGGTTTAAAGAAAACGGCAAAACGGTTATGGTCCCGTCAGCCGAGGAGTTGTCAACGACCATTGATGTTAAACAAGGCACACACACCGGAGAAGCGTAATGAGAAAGTATATAGATGTATTGGTAGACCTGCAGTTCGGCAGTACCGGCAAAGGAGCGCTGGCCGGGTACTTATCGGAGAAAAACAAGTACGAGGCTGTGATAAGCTGCAACATGCCCAATGCTGGTCACACGGCCTACGACAGAGGGGGCAACAAATGGGTGCATAAGGTGCTGCCTAGCGGAATTTTCAGCCCGTTCCTTAAGTATGTAATGATCGGCCCCGGTGCTGTGTTTAGTATAGACAGGCTGATACAGGAATGGGCCGCCGTGTGTGACAGCCACAGGGGACTCACCTTGGTGATTCACGAGGATGCCGGAATATTAAAACCGGAACATGCCGAAGCAGAACGGGCGCAGCTGAGCGGAATTTCTTCTACGATGCAGGGAAGCGCAGCTGCGCTGGTGGATAAATTGATGCGCAAAGAGGGGGCCACCGCAAGGTACTACTCCGAGGAAATTACCCGCAAGGCCAGATCGTTCGGCATGGCGCACGTAATAACGTCGACAGAGTGGGTCACGGCAGTGGCCGGGATGCACTCAATTTTGGCGGAAGGGTCACAGGGGTACTCGCTGGGCCTAAATGCCGGGTTCTATCCATATTGCACTAGCCGCGACTGCACCTCTGCGCGAGTACTGTCGGACTGTTCACTTCCGTTATCCGCTGTTAATGATGTGTATGGGTCTTGCCGCACGTACCCGATCAGAGTGGGGAACACCGCAGACGGGAACAGCGGGGGGTGGTATGATGATCAGGATGAAACGTCGTGGGAGGCGTTGGGCGTAATCCCAGAAACCACCACCGTTACCGGAAGAGTTCGTCGAGTGGCCACGTTCTCCATGAAGCAAATCAGAGAAGCCATGTTGATGTCGTGCCCCACCAAGGTATTCTTAAATTTTTGCAACTATAATGGAGAATTGGCCAGCGACATTCAGGAAGGAATAAACAGCATAGGGAAAGAAATAGGGTCCGGAATCGTGGCTTACAAGGGCTGGGGTCCGTCGCCGGAAGACATCGAGGAGGTTCTGTGAGCGAAATTGACGGCATGACCGGCGAAGTGGTAAAGTGGATACGGAACCATATTCCTGACAAGGACAGGGACCCCGTAAATACGGCCATCAAGTTGAGCGAGGAGGCGTCGGAGCTTACCCACGCCATTTACACGGGCGATGGCAGTGTTGCTGACGAGTGCGCCGATGTTCTAATCCTGTTGCTTGACATCGCGTACCTGAGGGGCGTCGATTTAAACGCGGCGTTTGTTAAGAAAATGGAGGTCAATCGTAACAGGGAGTGGCGCAAGGTTAAGGGGGCGCTGAAAAATGCAGACGCCAATTGACAGGGCGCTGGACGCTCAATACACTAAACGATGGACGATGGTTGGCGCTGACATGGACAACAACGTGGCGACACATTCCTTCAACGTGGCCTTAATAGCCATGGACATTCGTAAAAGGATGTCGTACGATAGGGCAGTGACGGAAATGGAGTTGTGTTACTTTGCCGTCATACACGATATTAAGGAAGTATACACGGGAGATATTCCAACGCCAACCAAGATGAAGATGAGAGCATCTGGATTTGACCCCGATACATTCGACCCAGACATTCCGGAAGAGAAACAGCCCAGCCCGGACGCCGCCTCTATATTGAAGGCAGCCGATCTGATAGATAATTATGTTTTCATATTCGGCCACGGGACCGGCACTCGCGCCCGGACCGTGGCAGCCGAGGCCAGCCGGAGGCTGGGGGAGTACCTCGACGCAGCCCATCCGGACCTACGACAGGCAGCCGCCGCCACCCTAGACTACGTAATGGAGAGAAAAAGTGAGCATATTGAAGAAAGAGAGCGTTTTGCGCAAAACCGTCAAAGACTTGATTGTACGCGCAGATTCACCGAAAATATCCGCATCGTGGATTGAAAGCCACGCAACATCGATAGGAGTGCCCGATCTTAATTACTGCTACTGCGGAGTGGAAGGATGGATAGAATTGAAGGCGGGGCCAGACGTCGACGTAAAAGCGTCACAGGTGCTGTGGTTCGAGGACAGAATAGAAGCGGGGGGGCACCCGCTGTTTTTAATATCCTGGGCCGAGTGTTTTGCTATCGTGCCGGGGAGTCGGGCCGCCAGTATCCGGGCAGACCCCTCGCGGCAAAACATAATGACGGCATCGTCGACCGTTTGGAAACAAAAGATACCGTTAAACCGGTTTTTAGAAATTTTAGCTTACCCGAAAGGCGAGTATGACAAATGAACTGAACGTGGTGCTGTCAAATAGAGGTGCCGAATATGGGAGCTTCTCGGAGATTGCCCGCACTGTCCAGAGACTCACAGAGCAACTCGACAATGCTAGGTGCGATGCTGTCCACAGGGAGGCGATTCACATGATTTGCCACAAATTGGCTCGGATTGCGGCAGGGAACCCGAACAACCGGGATTCTTGGCTGGACATCGCCGGGTACGCTCAGTTGGTGGTGACCCATCTAGATGGCGGCAAAATTAGGGAAGACTTAGTGCAACCTGACTAGACAGGGACCATCCTCTGTGGTATACTATAGATGTGGGGGTGGTCCCACACAGATGGCGCGAACCGCACCTGTCAATGGCCAAATGAAAATTAAGGAGAACTAAAGATGTTTGATCTAAAAGTGGAACAACCAGTAAAGGGAAAATAATGAAAACCACTTTAAAAGCCATCAGAAATCATGGCCCGTGTGAATCCGGGTGGGCAAATCTGTTGGGCGCTCTCGGAAAAACTAAAGCCGATGACGAGCCACTACCGCTACTCGAAATATTAAAAAGCAACGGACTGGATGATGCTTTGTGGTGTCTTCGGGCGGTGGATGGACATGACAAGGAAATAAGACTTTACGCCGTTTGGTGTGCCCGGCAAGTGCAGCATTTAGTGACCGATCCACGAAGTCTGGATGCGTTGGATGTTGCCGATGCTTTCGCCAACGGTAAAGTCACAAAAAAAGAATTGGTTGCTGCTTGGGCTGCTGCTGGGGATGCTGCTGGGGATGCTGCTAGGGCTGCTGGGGCTGCTGCTAGGGATGCTGCTGGGGATGCTTGGGATGCTGCTTTGGCTGCTGAGGCTGCTGCTTGGTCTGCTGCTGCTGGGGATGCTGCTAGGGATGCTGCTAGGGATGCTGCTTGGGCTGCTGCTAGGGCTGCTGCTGGAGATGCTGCTGGGGATGCTGCTTGGGCTGCTGCTGGGGATGCTGCTGGGGATGCTGCTAGGGCTGCTGCTTGGGCTGCTGCTTGGGCTGCTGCTTGGGCTGCTGCTAGGGCTACTCAGGAAAAAGAACTCATTCGGATTTGCAAGCTATCAGAAGAGGAGAAAAGCCATGTTTGATCTAAAAGTAGAACAACCTATTAACCCGCCGGAATTATCCCCAGAGGAGCAGGCCGCCGTTGATAAATTTGCAAGGCTGAAAGACGCTCGAATCGAAAAGGTTGTAGTCGACCGCATGCTTGATCCAGAGTACGTTATTGGCGCGGTGCTGACCTGTCTTGGGGATAATCTGGATACGCAAAAACGCATGGCCAATCTGCTCATGGTTAACTTGATCGATACCGGCACCCTCATTGCTGAACTCAAGCTGGATTGCATGGATGAGCTGCGGCGTCAGGCCAGAAAAGAAGCCGAGCGGGGGATGCTGTGAAATGCCAGACATATACGGAGACATGAAATGAAGCGAATGGCGATTCTTGAAATACACCCGCATGCTTTCCGCGACCTTCTGCAGTTACCAGAGGGTGCCGAGATTTCCGACCTGCGACTGAATATCGATCGGCGCGGAGTGCTGGAATTGAAGATCGACGGTGCCGGATGGGAAGTGCGCGAGGGAGAGTGCTTGATGCGCACAACCGGCACGGTGACAACCGACGAAAACGGCAGGCGCTGCATTGATTGGGGCATGCCTTCTAACGCTAACGTAACCGGCCTTGCGCCGGAGAAAGGCAATGAAGAATGACGACGCTTATTGCGCAAGGTCCGGTTGACGTAAATGTTAGGGGTTTGCTTGACCGGCTACAGGCCCGCGCCGACAACGCCTACTGCGACTACATTGGGTTGTGCCGTCGTGACGAATGCCTCGGATGGGAAGCCAAGGTAGAGAAGCAGATTTTTGGCGAGGCTGAACTGAAGGCGCACAAGGACGCCGCCGAGAAACTTGGACGGCACCGGGCGCTGCAAGAAGCGGCAAACCTGTTGCATGAACTGCTGACCCCTAACGAATGAGTTCACCGGCTGGCGGCTTTTCGCCAGTCCGCGTGGAACGATGGGTTAGCCCCCTGCCCACTCAGGAGGCGCACAAGTAAAGGAAACACCATGACACCAGAGCAGATTGCACGAGTAGCACACGAAGTAAACCGCGCTTACTGCGAAGCGCTGGGCGACACCAGCCAGCCGAAATGGGAGGACGCGCCACAATGGCAACGCGACAGCGCCATGCTTGGCGTGAAGCTGCACACCGAAAACCCAGACGCTGGGCCGCAGGCCAGCCACGAAAGCTGGATGGCGCAGAAAGTGGCGGAAGGATGGACATACGGCCCGACGAAGAACCCTGACTTGAAACAGCATCACTGCCTTGTGCCTTTCGATCAACTGCCGCGTGAACAGCAGGCCAAAGACTTCCTGTTCCGTGGCGTGGTACACGCGCTGGTTTAAAACTTGAAGCCCCCTCCAAACTTTCGGAGGGGGATAACGCCGCCTTAACCGGCGCCGAAGGCGTCCGAGTTGAAGGCACAGTTATGCAACGGGAGGATTGAAGAATGGGACAAGCAAAACAACGCGGAACCTTTGAGGAACGCAAGACCGAAG